TTCCCACCTTTATATAATCTCTCTTTTATATAATCAATCTGAGATTTGGTAAGTATATTAAGTGCCTCACTTGCCTTCTTGTTTGAGTAACCGTAATACTGCTTTACTACATCTAAGTCTTTCAACTTACTTGCCTTCAACCACTTACTAAATCTTTTCTTGTTTCGTATAGTATTTAGTAAAAATGAGAATTGGGCATGCTTTGAGGCATGATGAAGTCTATTCATTTCATTAGCAAACATTACCGTGTCAGAAAAGTATGATAGACCTTTGTTGATAATAAATGGTGGGTATTTCTTTTCCCAATCTTTATCATCGCTATCTAGTAACTTTTCTTTAGACCAGTTGATTGCTGTAAGATAGTTTGTTAACTTATACTCACTCATTTGAATTTACACTCACCCATGATTTCAGTTAGACATGCTACCATGTTTAACTCTGGATCAGCAACAAAGGCATTTTTATATTGATACTCTGCCAGTAATATGACCATAGGCGGTATACTTTCTGGTTTCATTGTATTATAAAAATTAGAATATAAATCTTTGAACAGACCAGCAGGATCTTGGTCAATATTATCTACGACCCACTTTCTCATATCACCAAAGTGTTTGTTCTTTAGTGCTTTAGATAATGATTGTAGATTTGCTTCAGATATTGTTACAAGTATACCAGTATCTATTTTACCAGATACAGAATATCTTTGTAACTCGTTTATCGTTCTACGAAAGTCAGGATAATATTTAATGATGAGTTCAGCAACAACTTTAGGATCAAAGTCAATATGCTCTTGCTCTAGTATTGTACAAAGTCTTTTGTGAAATAAACCAGCAAGTTGTTCTTTGTCTTTGTTTTGTATTTGAAAGTTTATAACAGTACACCTAGAATGAATAGCAGGTATAATCTTGTTCTTGTAATTACAAGTAAAGATAAATCTACAGTTATTACTAAATGTTTCTATAAAGTTTCTTAACGCAGGTTGAACACTTTCCGCGTTCATGTAATCTGCTTCGTCAACAATTACAACTTTTGGTTTATCACTTTCATTTAAAGATACAGTAGAGGCAAAGTTCTTAATCTGATTTCTTACAACATCAATAGATCGACCTTCGTCAGAACCATTGATAATCATAACGTCACATTCTAGTTCATTACATAATGCTTTTGCTACTGTAGTCTTACCAGTGCCGGCAGTGCCAGATAATAATAAATTTGGTATCTCACCTTGTTTGAGTATAGACTTAAAAGTCTTTTTAATCTCAATAGGTAAAATACACTCGTCAATTGTAGAGGGTCTATAACTCTCTACCCATAATGTATTTTCCATATCTACCCACTATACTTACTTGTGTTTTCTAAAGCAACCCAGTATTGAAGTGTTTTGCTTTTATGTCTGAAATTAGAAATAAGTTTAGATGAGATATAAACATTATAATCACCAGGTAACATTTTAAGATGTTCAGTTTTAAAATGAAAGTCAAACGATTTGTTTGTATCACAAACGCCAACTTTTACACCGTAAGTGTTCGCTGTTTCGTTCTTCTTATCTATCGCGGACATCATTATATCACCATCATTTGATTTAACAGATATGTCTGGTAATTGTAACATCGCGGCTGCCTTTTTAACTTTAATTAGGTCTGCCTCAGTAAGTGTAAACTCTACCTCTGTGTCAGGCATTTTTACATCTTTTTGTGGGGTAGTTAAGATAGAAGCGTCAGCGAAGAAATATTTGGACTTTGTAGAAGTGCCTTCTTCATTGATTGTCATAAACTTTTCATCAAAAGTAAATGTTGGTTTACTGAATAAAGACATCATGCCTAAAAATTCAGATAGGTCATATATGGCAATATCTTGCGGAAAGTCTTCTTCGACACCTGCCGTTGCCAATATGTTTTTCATTGTAGAGATAGTCTTAATAGTTTTACCTGGTGTGATCATCAAGTTAGGATTGATCTCACTAAAGTTTTTAAGTATCTCTTTGGTATTATCACTTATTTTCATTATATAATCTCCTAGTCATTAGGGTTGTTTAACTTCTCTGCCATAGGGTTTTGAAGTGGTGCATTGTCGTCCCATTTACCAATATCGTGTTGTAGTAAATCTTCGTTTAATGTTTCTATCAAAGACTTATCATTTGAATAATGATCTTGGGACAATTGTATGAGGGCATAATGTATTACCTTCATCAAATCTTTTTTGTTCTTGCCATCTTTCTTGCCATATCGTTGAGCATACTTTAAAATATTACCCATACAAAAACCCTCACCGTATCCTTGGTCGATGATAATTTCTGTGGCTTGTTTTTGAGTTTTGGCATAATGTGAATTATAGGTATCGTCAATATACCTTTTCACATCATCTAAAATAATTTTTTCTTTAAATTTATACATAACATAATTATATCACAGGTTAGTTTAAAAGTCAAGCGGGGTTTACACCCCGCCCAAAAAATTTATGCAATATCAATTGTTCTAGGTTTCTTACCTTCTGGTACGATTTTCTCTAAAGCAATTTTCAACATGCCGTCAACCATTTCTGCACCTTTCACTTCAACATCATCTGCCACAGTAAACGATCTAGTAAAATGTCTTTTCGCAATACCTCTATGTATTGTTTCAGTATCATCTTCATCTTTGTGGATAGATTTTATAGTCAATGAGTTATCAGCATAATGAACATCTATATCTTTTTTATTGTACCCGGCAAGTGCCAGTTCAATAGTCCAGTTTAGTTCGTCTTTGCCTTTAACGATATTATATGGTGGAAAAGTTGTTTGCTTACTATCTAAATGTAAGTCAAAGTGATGGAAGAGATTATCAAACCCTATTGAGAAAGGTCTTAAATCACCCCATATTGATAAATTTCTTGTGCTATTCATAGTATTACTCCTGTTTAGCAAGTTTAAAATGTATACCCATCATGGCATATACACTATTATTTATATAATAATAGAGTTCGAGTCGGGCCCGATATGCTTTATCGAACTCTATTATTATATAAGTAGGGTTTTGTTTTTTTCAAGTCTAAACCCTAAAAAGACTTATAATGTTGCACTTTACGAGAGGCAACTAACAACAGGTCTTACGAATTGCCTGTGTTACTATTTATGCTCCAACGGCATTGTTCATGTTTTCTAGGGCAGCAAAACCTGCGGCGATTAGTGCCTTAGATGGGTTGCCAATTCTGTAACTGGTACCCTTTGTTGTTTTGTTGATGTACACACAATGTCCATCTTCTCTTAACTTATTCACCACACTTCTTGGTGATTTTAAGTTGAATTTCTTTTGTGCATCTGTCCAAGAAACACTATTGCCTCTTAGCATTGCATTTAGAAATTTAGTTGAGTTTGCTATTCTTTTTCTAGCCATAATATACTCCTTATATAAGGTTGTATTAAAGAAACCGCTCTTGCTGTCTCTTTAATTTGTTAATACGCTTTAGACCCTCTTTGGCCTTGCGTTGTCTTTTTAAAGTAGGTTTCTCATAGTACTGGCGCATCTTCACCTCTTTTAAGATACCTTCTTTCATAACTTTTTTCTTTAGTTGCCTAATTGCTTTTTCAATATTGTTATTTCTAACTTTAACCTCTAATGTCATTATATCACCACCTTTGAGTTATGAGTGGCAAGTTTCCCTGCCACTCTATTGAGGTCTACATTATGAAAAATGGATTTATTGGTCATCAACCAACTCCTCACCATCATTGGAAGATCCTTGATTTAATTCTTCAATCGACACACCAGCGTCAACTTTAGTGTACAAATCAAGGAAACTCTTTTTAGTATCATCATCAAAACGATTGATACAAACTTCAACAGCCTTTAACTTGTTGTTAAAGATTGCAAAGGCATTGATAATATGAACCAATCTTCTAGTGGCGATGATTTCATCTACCCCACCATCAAAGAATGTTTTACGAATAACCTCTGCCCACTTAACAAGATTGGCAGTAAAGTCAGTATCTTTTTTACCGTAATGATCCATTACATTATCTAAAATCTTTGTTTCAGTTTTTGCATTTGGATATTCTTGTTCGAATGTAACAGGAAATCTTTCTAGGAAAGCCTCGTTCATTATGTTAGTACCAATAAATCTACCGTCATCAGAACCTTTACCTTTAGTATTGGCAGTGGCAACGACATTGAACCCATCTTTAGGTTCTACAAAGGTACCAGTCTTCTTTAGAAAGACACCGTTACCTTCTAGTATTGGTTGTAAACACATAATCTTATTAGACGCCAAATCTATTTCGTCTAGTAATAGAACAGCACCACGCTTCATAGCGTCAACTACTGGACCATCATGCCAAACAGTTTGACCGTCTTGCAATCTAAACCCACCAAGTAAATCGTCCTCGTCAGTTTCGATTGTTATATTAACTCTAATTAATTCTCTTTTAAGTTCAGCACAACTTTGGATTACACCTAAAGTTTTACCGTTACCAGAAAGACCAGTAATGAAAGTTGGATAGAAAATTTTAGATTTAATGATATTCTTAATATCTCTAAAATTACCAAAAGGAACAAATGTTTCTTCTTTGTTAGGTACAAGATTTTCTTGTATTGCAACCGCGGTAGATATTCTACCTTTAGTTACAGGTTGAGAAACAGGTTCAACTTTTTGTTTAACATTTTTAGATGGGTTTATAATATTTGGTAAAGTATAAACACCACGACCTTTTCTAGCCACTTGGTCTTTGTATCTCCAATGTGATACCCAAGAACCGTCAACTTTGAAATTTCTTTCAAGGTCTTTGATTTGTTGGGTTGTGATATCTAAAGAACCAAACTCTTTATGAGCAAGTTCGATAAATTCAATTTTAGTTTCATTCAATTTAGTCATAATAAAGTCCTCACTTTTTAATTATTGTTATATCCTATCATACTTTTGGTGATTTGTCAACCATTTTCTTAAAATTAAAAGCATTATATTTCAATGACTTACGCAACCTTGTCAATAAATTTGTTGAGTAAAACCCTAGAAACACGCTTTGTTTTAAAGTTTTTAAGAAATTGTTGCTTCATTTTAGCGGCACTCATATCAGTTGTAATATCTGCCTCTTCATCTTTTACCTGTAATTTAGACTTAGGTAAGATATAGAGTTCATCATAACCAATATTCTTCTTTGTTATAACACCATGTTCTTTCAATTCTTTTCTAGCCTTCATAGTTTCCTCATAAGAGTTTTGATATGGGTCTTTAGAAAAGTTTGATAGTTCGTTGTATGATAGATTTCTACCACTAGTAACAAAGAAACCAATTAGTTGACTACCAGTCTTATGTTTGAAATAATCGAACATAGGTTTGTGGCAACGCATAAATTGGTAACCTCTAATATTATTATTGTAACCAAACTGGTATTGATTGTCTTGTATTACAATATTACCATTTGGGTGATCTGCCATAAAGTTATTCATGTCTTCATCTTTTTCATATTCATTATTTGCAACCTTAGTAACATTACCACTAGAATGCCCAACACCGTCAGTTAGAAATATAGTAGTCATTTTTTGTACTCTATATTTTTTCTGAAAGTTGTTTACAATATCAATAGTTTGTAAGATTGCACTATCTAATGGAGTACCACCAAGTCTCATAGGATTTGGCATACTGAAATAACTGTCTTCTTCAATATAGTCATCAGTAGGTGTATTGTTCATACCGTATCTATTTCTTCTACCATGAAAGTATTTTGTAGTTTGATATAGATAAGTCATTGATTGATTGTAGATAGGAGTTTTTTGTGTTGTATCTACTAATTCCATCATAGTAACATTTTCCATAATAAGTTGATCTTCTTTATCATAGATGTATGGAGTATGTTTATATCTACCATTACCTAACCAACCAAGATAATCGTCTTCTTTGTTTTCATCAAAATGTCTTTTACCAATATCAGTAAATGCATAAACTTTACAAGGTATTTGTACTGCCTTACAAAACATAACTAGGTTCATTGTTTGTACTAGGGTATCATGCATAGCAGTATCCATACTCCCTGACCAATCAACAACTAATATCATACCATGATTTTTTGCACCAGGTGTAATTTCTATTCTTTTGAATATATCCTCGTTGTATTTGTAAGTATGTAATTTATTCATGTTTAGCATACCAGTTCTACTTGTTTTAGTTCTACGGTATGCGTCAGCAGATTTTTTCATTTCAAACTCTTTAACCATATAGTTAACAGTTCTTAATTGTTGTTGTTTGAATTTTTTGAAGTTTTGATAATATGCGGTATAGTAATTACTATTTCTTTTATTAAACAATTCTAATATTCTTTTATTAGGTACAACCGCATTTGTTCTTTTAGGTAAAGTTACATAGATGTTATCTCTATATTCTTTATCTTGTGGCGTCAAAGATTTTTTCTGTTCTTCTAACGCTTTGTCTGTGATTGCTTCGTTTGTATTTTCTGGGTTGTATCCTGCGTCTTCGTTAGAGGTTTCGCTTTCTCTATTGGGATCAGTTTCATTCTCGGCAGTAGTTTCCTCAGTTTGCTCTTGTGGCTCATAATCATCACCTAATCTTTCAGATAGTTCAGAACCTGTAACTAATACCTGTTCTTCTTGGTATTGTTCTTCATCATATTGTTCTTCTTTCGAATAATCAAAAATATCTTGTACTAACTTTTCAACATCAGCCCAAGTATCTAGGTCTTGCGATCTCTTAATAAAACCTTGTTCGATATCGTTAAAGTCAATATCATTGTAAGTATAACCAGACTTTGTATAAACATTAAGTCTATCAATAAATCTCATTGAGTTAATATCTTTTTCAGATAGTCTAAAGAAATCTCTTTCAAGTAATTCATTGTAACCATTAAAGTAAGATTTTTTTAGACCAGGATATTTAGATTTCATTTTCTTATCAATACGAATGTCCTCAACTACATTGTAATAAGAATGTGGTATTTTTTTCTCTTTGATTTTTTGTACATCTTCAACAGGCGTATATAAAGCATGACCAACTTCGTGCCCTACTAACATATCGTATAAGTCATTAGACATATCGTCCCAAACTGGTAGACATAATAATCTAGTTTTTGGTACAAAGTATGCCGTCTCAACTTTTCTGTGTTGAACCGTAATATTTTCTGTGGCAAGTAGTTTTGCCAGATTTGATTTTTGCGTTTGTGTTATCATGTGGCTTATGCTATACCAATTTGCCATAAAAGTCAATATAATAATTTAAATTAAAATCGTTATTTTTCAATAACTTAACT